GATTGGCGTACTACCGCCTTAAAGGTATAGATAGCATAGCCAGCGATAGCGGTATTAATGCCGCTTCTACCTCGGTACCTCCTCGTTTTGTACCCGCACTTGTGGCCGGTCTAGCGTACTATATCGCTATGAAGAGGCCAGAACTTGCAAATCGGGTCATGCCGTTAAAACAAGAATACGAGGCTCAGTTTCTCTTGGCCGCGAATGAAGATCAAGATCGCGCTACGCTACAAGTTGTTCCTTTCAGGGGAGCTATCTAATGCCTGCTTACGCCAGTGGCAAACACGCATACGGTATATGTGACCGGACCGGGTTTCGCTACAAGCTGGAAGACCTCGTGTTTGAGGTCCAGCATGGCGTAAAGACTGGCTTGCGGGTGGGCAAAGATGTGTTCGATCCTGACCAGCCTCAGAACTTCTTGGGCAACGTCAATACGTCTGACCCACAATCCCTGCTGAACCCTCGCCCAGACGTAAATCCGGGCCGTGGTTTGTTCGGTTGGAACCCTGTTTGGAATCCCTTGCAATATATGGTAGGCTCTATAGGAAGCGTTACCGTAACTACAACTGATGGAGAAGTATGATGATGCGCCCTAGAAGCCGAAATGACGTTAAAGGTATGTCCCCGAAAAAGCCAGAAGGTAGCACTCGCAGTCCTGATAATCTGAATATGAAAGACCGGGCCGAGCTGGAAAAAATGAGCAAGCTACGCCGTGCAAGCGCGCGGACCGGACGTGAACGTGCTATTATGGCGAATGACCCTAGACTTCCGGGCGCGGCGGAAAAAAAAGCCGCTGATAGGAAAGAAGCTAACAGGATTTATAATCTGATGTTCGGAGAAGACGAACCGGTTAAAAAAGCCTACGGCGGCAAGATGAAAAAGGTCAAGAAGATGGGTTCTGGCGGCAACGTGTGTCGTGGTATGGGCGCAGCTAAACGTGGCGGAAACTTCGTAAAAGGGTAAGCTCTTATGGACTATGCGTCGCTGACGTCAGCAATCGAAGACTACACGGACAATACGGAAACTACTTTCGTAGCCAATATCCCTTTGTTTATTCGGATCGCAGAAGAGCGTATCCTAAAGAGTATCCAACTGGATTTGTTCCGTAGGAACGCCAGCGCAACAATGTCTAAAGGTGGTCAGTATTTGGCTTCTCCTACTGACTTTCTAGCTCCGTTTTCCTTGAGTTTTAACGTAGACGGTGAGAAAGTCTTCGTAGAGTTCAAAGACGTTTCGTTCTGCCAGTCGTTTGCCCCAGACCCCTCTATCGAAGGGGTACCGCAATACTACGCTCAGTTTGATGTGGATAACATGGTTTTGGTCCCTACCCCCAACGCTAACTACAACTGCGAGATGCACTATTTGTACCGCCCTACCAGTATCACTGCAGGTGCAACTACGGGTACTACGTGGTTAAGTACTAACGCTGAGTTAGCGTTATTGTATGGAAGCCTCGTTGAAGCCTATATATTTATGAAGGGTGAACAGGACGTAATGGCTATGTACAACGATAAGTTTACAGAGGCCATGGTTGGTTTGAGAATGCTTGGTGAGGCTAAAGAGCCTACTCAGGACTATAGGGTTGGCCGTGTTGTACGGGCAAAGCAATAATTGTTGCAGATTTGGCGGAATGTGCTAGTTTGCGTTAACGGATCAAGGAGAATTCAACATGTCTTTCAGTGGTAATTTCATGTGTACGTCGTTTAAGCCGGAGCTTTTAAAAAGCGTCCACGACTTTACCCCTTCAACGGGTAACACTTTTAAACTTGCGTTGTACACAAACGCCGGGGCCGCGTTTGACGCGAGTACTACGACTTATAGAACCACTAACGAGGTTCCAAATTCTGGTAGCTACTCCGCAGGGGGCGGAATACTTACTACGACGGCTACTTTCCCAAAAGCCGATGGCACAACGGGCATGGTTGATTTTGAAGACCTTGAGTTTACAACTGCAACAATCACGGCGCGGGGCGCGGTTATCTATAACAGTTCAGCGGCAGGTAATCCCGCAGTGGCAGTTTTGGATTTCGGGTCAGACAAAACGTCTACTACTGGTACATTTACTATCCAGTTCCCAACAGGCGATGCTTCGAACGCTATTATCCGTATAGCTTAAACTTACTTAAAGGGGTATAAGCCATGGCTTTAGTTGTAGCTGATCGCGTAAAAGAGACTACAAACTCTACGGGAACGGGTTCGTATGCTCTTGGCGGCGCGTCCCCCGGTTTTCAGGCTTTTTCCGTTGTTACGTCGAACGCGGACACTGTTTACTATTCTATAACGGATAACGTAAATTACGAGGTAGGTATTGGTACGTACGCTAGTTCGGGAAACTCAATATCCCGAACGACTATCTTTTCGTCGTCAAACTCTAATAACGCCGTAAACTGGGGCATCGGTACAAAGGACATATTCCTAACATACCCTGCGGACAAAGCCGTTATTGAAGATGTTAGTAACAATGTGACCATTGGCAACAACTTGATTGTTGGTGGTACGGTTGATGGCGTAGATATACAGACTCTCAACACTACCGCGAATGCTGCTTTACCCAAAGCTGGCGGCACCATGTCGGGCAACTTGATCCTAAACGCCGATCCGACTGCGGCGCTACAATCTGCGACTAAACAATATGTTGACACGATTGCGGCGGCGGGTATCCACTACCATCAGGCTTGTCGGGCGGAAACAACTGCTAACCTCAACGCTACCTATAGCAACGGTTCGAGCGGAGTTGGTGCAACACTAACTAACGCAGGCACCCAAGCGGCTATAGTTCTTGACGGCGTTACTCTTAGCGCAACCAACCGTGTTATGGTTCAAGACCAAACAAACCAAGCGCACAACGGTGTCTACACCGTCACTACAGTAGGTTCTGCCAGTACAAACTGGGTACTTACTCGCGCCACAGACGCGGACTCTTACTCCCCAAGTGACCCAGATGCCTTGGGTGAAGGCGACGCGTTCTTCATTACTGAGGGTACGGTTCACGGTGGTGAGCTTGACGTGATGACCACGACAGGTGTTATTACTTTTGGTACAACAAACATTGTTTTCGCTTTAGTCTCCGACGCTCCAATATACACTGCTGGTACAGGCCTTTCGATATCGGGCACTGAGTTCTCCTTAGTCACGCCGGTTACTTCAGCTACCGCACTGGCTACAGCCCGCACAATCGGAATGACAGGTGACGTCGTTTGGACTTCAGCCTCGTTTGACGGGTCTGGCAACGTCACTGGCACAGCCACAATTCAGCCCAACTCTGTGGCCTTGGGCACCGACACTACTGGCAATTATGTCTCTTCCATCGCCAATGGCTCCTACCTTACTGGTGGGGGGTCTGCGTCTGAGAACAAAGCATATACCCTTGGCGTAGATGCTACCTCCGCTAACACAGCCTCTAAGGTCGTTGCTCGAGATTCCTCCGGTAACTTCACCGCAGGCACAGTCACAGCGGCTCTATCTGGGAATGCTTCGTCAGCAACAGCACTGGCAACGGGCAGAAACATTAACGGCGTATTCTTTAATGGCACTGCTAACATTACTGTAGCTGATAGCACCAAGTTACCTAAAGCAGGTGGTGCCATGACAGGCGCTATAACCACCAACTCTACTTTTGATGGCCGAGATGTATCAGTAGATGGCACTAAGCTCGACACCATAGCTACCAGTGCGAACAACTACAGCTTCCCTTACACAATCAGTCAAGGAGAAGATGTCAACTCAGTCGCCAGAAGAACTTCGTCTGGCTACTTATTTTCAAACTACTTTAACGGAAGTGGCACATTCTCTACGTCTGGAATTACTTCTGGAATGGGCCGCTTCACTGGCACAAACGGGTCTGACACCTATGGACGCTCTTACACGGCGGCAGCGGCTCGTGGTCTATTAAACGTAGCTGATGGTGCGAACAACTACAGTCTGCCAGCATCCCCGTCTGTTACCAATTTAAATGTAGCTACTAGTATAATCCACACTGGTGACACCAACACAGGTATAAACTTTGATACTGACCAAATCAGTATAGCTGTAGGGGGCTCTACTGAGTTATATGTAAATACAACAGGTGTCCGTCTAGGCGATAGCGGCAACGGATACTTCCAGCCTGTCTCTGGTAACTACGGGTCTATCCAGATTGATGGCGGCGCTCACGGCGGCTGGGAGGGCTACAGCATTGGTGGCCGTTCTGTGTTTATGCACGACAATAACACTGTCACGGGTATATATAATGATGTTGATAACGAGTGGTTCTTCCAAGGCGTCCGTAATGCGGAAACCACAATGTATTATAATGGTTCTGGCAAGTTTTCGACTACTAGCGGAGGTGCGATAGTATACGGTACTCTTGCTGTAAACGGCACAGTAGATGGGCGAGATGTATCAGTAGATGGTACAAAGCTCGACGGTATATCTGCGGGTGCGAACAACTACAGCCTGCCAGCAACCCCAAGTGTCACTGGCTTAAATGTGGCTGAATATATCACCCACACAGGTGATACCGATACCTATATGCGATTTCAGACTAACAATTGGGGTGTCTATACTGGCGGGTCGGTGCGCCTCAATGTCAATAACACCGACACGACCTTTTATAGCAACATAC